AAGATACTGTCTTAAAAGCATCTCAAATGTACTTGATGCAAGGCAAACAAAACAACTCAACCTTAGAACACCAATACGAAATAAACGGACTTAGTTTAGTAGAGTCTTGGATAGTAGAAGATAAGGTACACGACAAGTCAGTTAAGTATGGTATGGATTTACCATTAGGTACTTGGGTTGGTTCTGTTAAAGTAAACAACGATAAAATCTGGAATGAGTTTGTAAAAACAGGTAAGGTAAAGGGCTTTAGTATAGAGGGCTACTTCGCTGACAAGATGGAAAGACCTAAAGAAACCATCAAAGATGATTTAGCTAAGATTGAAGAAGAAGAAGCAGAGTACTTATTAAGTCAAGTAACTGCTATATTAAAGAATGAAGATATAGAGTTAGAAAGCTATTCAGATTATCCAAGTGGAGTTAAGAATAATGCTAAGAGAGGTTTAGAATTAAATGAAAAGGTAGACAATAAATGTGCTACACAAGTAGGAAAGGTAAGGGCTCAACAATTAGCACAAGGGAAACCAATAAGTGCTGAAACAATAAAAAGAATGTTTAGCTATTTATCAAGAGCTGAGGAGTATTACGATGAAGGAGATTCTAAGGCTTGTGGTACTATCTCTTATTTATTATGGGGTGGTAAAGCTGGATTAAGATGGGCTGGTAGTAAATTAAAAGAGTTAGAGAAATGAAAAACAAATCTAAAGAATTTATAACACCAAGCAAGACAAGTCCAAAGAGTAGTAGAAAAGGATGCTTATGTAAAGACAACACTTATAAGACTAAATGTTGCGATGGAAGTTTAAGGGCTCAAGGGATAGGAAGTATTTGAAAATGCAAAATTAATTTTTAACCATTATATATTAATATGAACACAAATGATATGATTAGTAAAATCAAGGAAGTTGTAGGCTTATCTGAAGAAGTTAAGTTAGAACAACAAGCGTTAGAAAATGGTACTGTCTTAGAGGCAGATGCATTTGAAGCAGATAACGAAGTATTTATCGTTACTGAAGACGAAAAAGTAGCTCTACCTGTTGGAGAGTATCAACTCGAAGATGGAAGAATCTTAGTAGTAGCTGAAGAAGGAATTATTTCTGAAGTTAAAGAAGCTGGAGAAGAAGAAGTAGAGGAAGAAGTGGAAGAAGTGGAAGCTCAAGAAGAAGAAAAAGAAGAAATGGGCTACGCTACTAAAGAAGAACTTCAAGAGGTAAAAGATATGATTGAAGAAATCAAAGCAATGCTTGAGCCTAAAGAAGAAATGAGTTCTGAAGACTTAGGAAACCTTATAACAGAGGAATTATCTAAGCACGAATTAAACGAAGTACCAAAAGAGGTACAAGAAGAATTAAATGAGCCAAGTGCTGAGCCTATTATGGCTAACCCAGAAGCTGACTCAACAAACAAACCAAGTTTTAAGTTTGCACAAAATCGCAAACCTTCAACTTTTGATAGAGTATTAAACAAAATAATTAACAACTAAAATTAAATAAAATGCCAAATCCAACTATTACAAACTCCTCATACGCTGGAGAATTTGCTGGGAAGTACTTAGGTGCTGCCCTATTATCTGCTTCAACTTTAGATGCTGGAGCTGTAACTATTTTACCAAACATCAAGTATAAAGCTGCTATGAAAGTAGGAACTTTTTCAAACATAGTACGTTCTGCTGATTGTGATTTCGATGCTACAACATCTGGACTTACTTTGACTGAAAAAGTACTAACACCAGCTGAACTACAAGTAAACTTACAAATCTGTAAGAAAGAGCTTCACGCTGACTGGGAAGCTGCTCAAATGGGCTTTAGTGCTTTTGACGAACTACCTCCATTATTCTCTGACTATGTAATTTCAAGAGTTGCTGCTGAGGTTGCTAACGCAACTGAAACTTCTATCTGGAGTGGTGCTGCTGGAGAAGGTTCTTTTGATGGCTTTGCTACTCTATTAGGTGCAGATGGAACTGTTGTAGATGTTGCTAAAACTACTGTAACTGCTGCAAACGTAATTGCACAATTAGGTAGGATAGTAGATGCTGCAAGTGCTTCTGTATTAGGGAAAGAAGATTTAACTCTTTACATCTCTAACAACATTGCAAGAGCTTACATTCGTGCTTTAGGAGGATTCGGAACTTCTGGATTAGGCGGTAATGGTGTAGACTCTAAAGGAACTACTTGGTACAACGGAGGTCAATTGACTTTTGAAGGAATCAATATATTTGTAGCACAAGGATTAGCAGACAACAACGCTGTATTGGCTCAGAAGTCTAACTTATTCTTTGGAACAGGTCTATTAGATGACAGAAACGAAGTAAGAGTAATTGATATGTCAGAAACTGATGGTTCTCAAAATGTGCGTGTAGTTATGCGTTATACTGCTGGGGTACAAATTGGAATCGGTGCAGATATCGTACTTTATTCTTAATTACTAACTAACTAATTTAAAGGGGTGGGCTAAAACTGCCTACCCTTTTTTATTTAAAATCAAAAAAATATGGCTTGTGCAATAACAAAAGGTAGAGGGGTAGGATGTAAAACTGCCTTTGCTGGAATTAAAAATATTTACATCTTAGACTATAATGCTGCTGTAGCTGCTTTAGTAGACAGTAGTGGAACTGTAACACTACCAAGTAGTGGAGCAGAATTCTTCAAGTTTGAAGTAAAAGGTGGTCAAACATCTTTAGAGACAACTGTAACATCTTCAAGAGAAAATGGAACTACATTCTATGAAAGTACATTAAATGCTACTTTTCAAGTATTAGATGTAGCTACTCAAGAGGAGATAAAACTTCTTAATAGAGGAAGGGCTCATTATGTAGCTGAACTATATCCTAATGGTGCTGGAGTAACTAAGTATTTACTAATAGGTAAAGACAATGGTGCTGAAATCACAGGAGGGACTATCGTTTCTGGTGCTGCTGCTGGAGATTTACAAGGGTTTACAATTACTGCGGTAGCTATGGAAGTTAATCCTCCATTCTTCTGTACTGCTCCAGATGTAAGCGATACAACTTCTATCGTTCCAGCTTAGCAGTTTATTTATATTTAAAATTAGCCTTTCCTTTTGGGAGGGCTTTTTTTATTTATATACAATACAAAATAATTTAGTTTTGTTTATATATTAGTATGAAGTTAATAGGAACAAACGGAGATAAGACTTTTAAGGTAATTCCAAGACAATTTATTAATGGTTCAATAAGTGTAAAACTCACAAGTGAAAGCACAGGAGCATTAATAACTAAAACACCTACAGCTTCAACTGATGGTAATTATATGACTTTCACTATTGCCTTTGGTACTTTGACAGAAGGAGATTTTTATACTCTTGAAATAAAGAATGGGACTGTTGTAATATATAAGGATAGAGTATTCTGTACAGACCAAACAGTAAACCAAGTAAACAACGATTACTATTCTGTAAATGATGGAGAATATACCTCAGAGGATAGTTTTGATAACGATTATATTATAATATGAACGATTTAAGAATTGTAAATTTAAGTAGTTACACAAGCCCAGAGATTGTAGAGAAGTCTAATAAGCAATGGGTGGCTTATGGTAGTGATAATAATTTCTTTGGACACTTAATCTCTAATTATGAGAATAGTCCAACAAACAACGCTATTATAAACGCTATTAGCCAACAAATATACGGACTTGGCTTAGATGCTTCTGATTCAAGTAGAAGACCAGAGCAATACGCTAAAATGATTACAATGTTTCACAAAGACTGTGTACAAAAGCTTTGTTTTGATTTAAAGCTAATGGGTCAATGTGCAATGCAAGTAATCTACTCAAAGGACAGAAAGACAATCGCTCAAGTTGCTCATATACCAGTAGAAAACTTAAGAGCTGAGAAGTGTAACGAAAAAGGAGAGATAGAAGGATATTTTTATTCAGATGATTGGTCAAATGTAAAACCAAGAACAGAACTAAAAAGAATACCAGCATTTGGATGTAGTAATGAAAACATAGAGATTATATATGTAAAGCCTTACAGAGCTGGATACAAATATTATAGTAGTCCAGACTATACAGGATGCTTACAATGGTGTGAGATAGAAAGCGAAGTATCAAACTTTCACTTAAACAACGTTCAAGGAAGTTTTAGTCCTAACACACTAATCCAATTTAACAATGGAACACCAAACGCAGAAGAAAGACAAGCGTTAGAGAATCGTATAGCACAGAAGTTTACAGGCACAGGAGGTAATAAGTTTATCCTTGCTTTTAATGATAACCAAGATGCAGCAGCAACAGTAGAGACATTACCTATTAGTGATGCTCACAATACTTACGAGTATGTAAGTTCACAAGCTACTGAGAAGATAATGGTAGGTCATAGAGTTGTATCTCCTATGCTTTATGGGATTAAAGATGCTACAGGCTTAGGAAACAATGCAGAAGAATTAAAAACTGCTTCTATATTGATGCAAAACTTAGTTATAGCACCTTTCCAACATTTATTGATAGATGCTTTTGATTCTATATTAGCTTACAATCAAATTAGCTTAAAATTATACTTTAAGACACTACAACCTCTACAATTTATAGATTTAGAGAATGTAGAAGATGAAGAAACAAAAGAAGAAGAAACAGGAGTTAAATTAAGTCAAGAATTACCAGACGAATTAGGAAGTGATATAGCTGATGCCTTAATAGACTTAGGAGAAGACGAATCAGAGCTTTTAAGCGACTTTGATGTAATAGATGAACGAGAAGTTGACTACGATGAAGAAGTAGGCTTAGATGAGGTTATATCAGACCTTAATAAACCAAAAGAAAAAAGCACACTTGCTAAGGTATGGGAATTTGTTAGTACAGGTAAAGCAACACCTTATAGAGAGAGTCAGCAAGATGGTACAAGTAAACAAACTGATGAGAAAGGCAACGAGTTTTTAGTAAGATATATGTATAGCCCACAATCGTATAGTGCAAACTCAAGAAAGTTCTGTAAGAAAATGGTAGATGCTAAAAAAGTTTACAGAAAAGAGGACATTATATCAATGGATGAAAAGGTTGTAAATGCTGGATTCGGAAAGGGAGGCTCAAATACTTATTCTATATGGCTTTATAAAGGTGGTGCAAGATGTCAACATAAATGGCTTAGAAAAACATTTGTGCGTAAAGAAGGTGGTAAAGGCTTAGGAAGTGCTATTAGTACAACAGAGGCAAGGTCAAGAGGTTTTAAACCAGAGGCTAACGCACAGAAAGTACCTGTAGCTCCTAAGGATATGCCGTATAAAGGTTATACAGCAGCTTATTGGAATAAAATAGGATTTAAGAATTAATATGGCAACAGCATTATTTATATCAAGAACGGACTTAGTTAAGAACTCTATAATAGATGGCAATGTAGATACGGACAAGTTTATACAATTTATTAAGGTAGCTCAACAAATCGACATACAAAATTTATTAGGAACAGAGCTATATAAAAAAATTGGTGCAGATATTACTTCTGGAGCTGGTGGAGGTACTGGTTTGTCTGGTAATTATCTAACTTTAGTTAATGATTACGTTCAACCTACTTTAATATGGTTCGCTCAGATGAATTATATTCCTTTTGCAGCTTATCAAATAAAAAACGGAGGTGTATTTAAGCACAGTAGTGAAACTGCACAGAACGTAGATAAAAACGAGGTAGACTATTTAGTATCTAAGGCAAGAGAATACGCTAACTACTACTCTACAAGAATGGTAGATTACTTATGTTACAATG